GCTTCGGAGGAAGAGTGGGCTGCATTTTATGGTAAACTGGGTCGCCCTGAAAATATTGAGGGCTACGACTTTACAGTTGGTGACGAGTTTAGGGAACTCGTTGGCGAAGATTCGGCTCCATTTTTTGAGAAAGCGGTTGAGGGATTTAAAGAACAAGCATACACAATGGGAGCTAGTGCAGAAAAAGCTGAAGAGCTTGTTGACTGGTATCTTGGAATGGTTGCTCAAGAAATAGAAGAATCCAATACTGCTATGAAAGAACTTGACGAAGAAATGGATAAAGAGCTTCGTTCTGAGTGGGGTGATGGTTACGATGGTATAATGAATGGTATTACATCTATGTTAAAAGCTAATGGTATGCCAGAAGAAAACTTAAAGTTTGCTATTGATTCTGGATTATTAAAAGACCCTGCACTTGCAATTACATTAGGAAAGATTGCAGCTAGGTTTCAAGATGATCCTGAAATTGGACACCATCAAACTAATACGATGGCAGGAATAAAAGATCAACTGTTTGATATAAACCAAGAAATTGGTGAGTATTTAAAAACTGGAGAAAAAATTCCACCTCATATTCATCAAAAACGTAAAGACTTAATGGATAGGTTAGGAGATAATTTATAAAAAGACTTGACATAATTTTTTAATATGATATGTGTATGTGCAATGAGAGGTGGATAATCGTTAGACCCACCTTAGTTGCCGTCTAATCAGACGTTAAATGACAGGCAAGACCTCCTTGTGAGACAATCAGAGCCGATTAGTGTATGTTAATTAATTGAGCCTAAAACAAGGAGATTATAATGGCTTTTGCAAATGTAATAGATACTGCTTTCGTTAAGCAGTTTGGTAATACTCTTGATCTGTTGACACAGACTAAGGGTGGTAAATTCACAGGAAAATGTCTTGAGGAGTCTATTGAAGGCGAATCAAAGTTTTACGATCAGCTTGATAGCGTAACTGCTACAGAAGCTACTCGTGCTACTTCAACTGGAACTACTAACTCATTTCCTGATTCACCTGATAACTTCATTGAACATAAAAGACGTATGGTTGAAGCTACTCCATACGACATTGGATTAATGCTTGATCGTTTTGACAAAGTTGAAATGTTAGTTAATCCTGAGTCTCAGTATGTTCAACAGATGGTACACGCTCTAAATCGTAAAAAAGATATTGAGTTTATCATCGGTGCATTAGGAGCTGCTAAAACTGGTAAAGCAGGTGGCGGTACTGCTGCTGAGTTTAATCAGTTAGTTGCTAAAGAAATTGGAACAAACACAGGTATGAACATCGATAAGCTTATTGAGACTCGTAAGACTCTTGAAGCTGCAGGTGTTGATCTTGATGATCCATTAAATAAAGCATATATTGCTATGCACCCAAATCAGTTACACCAACTATTGACTGATACTAAAGTAACTTCTTCGGACTTTGCTTCTGTTAAAGCTTTAGTTGCAGGTGACCTTAACAGCTTCTATGGTTTTGAGTTTATTACTTCTAACTTAATCCCATATACTAACGCTGCAGGTACTGGTGTATATGATGCAGGTGGAGCTACTCGTGACTTTTCATCTACTTGGAGTGCTGCTGATGCTCCTGTAAATGGAGATAGCACAGGCGATAGAGCTTGTTTTGCTTGGTGTCATTCAGGTATTCGTCAGGTAACTAATCCTGCTATCGAAACTGAAATCGACAAACGTGCAGACAAAAGATTCAATTACTATGCTTATGCTGCTATGCGTACTGGTGCAGTTCGTATGGAAGAAACAAAGGTAGTAATGATTGAAGCTGCTGATACTTCAGTTGCTGACTAATTAAATTTAGAGGCTTTTAACGTAACCTTCTCCGTTATTGTAAGTCCTCTATTTTATTTTTTGGAGGTAATATGACTAAGATTGAAATCTGTAACCACGCATTATTAAAGATTGGAGCAGATACTATTGCCTCCCTTGATATAAATCAAAACGATCAAGAGGCTGTTGTTCAAAGTGCAAAGTTTTGTAACCTTCTTTTTAACCAAGCGTTAGAAGAAGTTCTTCGTACATACAGATGGAATAGTGCATTAAAGCGAACAACATTAGCTCGTTTAACAGAAGCACCTGCTTTTAAATTTAAATATAAATATCAACTACCTAATGACTGCGTAAGGGTTGTTAATGTGTATGATGAAAAAGAAGCATACGATGATAGAACAGAATATGTTGTAGAAGGTCGTACAATACTTTGTGACTACGATAAAGTGTTTCTTTGTTATGTTTCCTTAGTAGAAGATGTAAATACATTAGACGCATTTCTTACACAATGTAT